GTTGATGGTCTCAAGTTCGCTCCATTTCTTTTCATAGAAAAGAAATTTGCGTAACTCCTGAAGATTGAGATTTGATCTTATCACAGGACGCCATATGGCGCCCTCTGGTTCGTCAGATCTCTCAGTGAAGAGTTTATAAAGATCGTCGAATTCGACTGGAGTGTTTATGATCTTCCTCTCGTCAGTAGCTATGCTATCTGGTGCAGTACAGATCATATTCAACAACAGTCTTACTAGATCTTTGTCGGAAAGTCCTTTGTGTTCTGGTAAAACAAAAATTGTTTTACCAAGAACCCAGTTAACAGCCTGTACAATATTGTACAGATCTTGCTTAACGTGATCCTTCACATTGGTCCATTGGAGCAATGCTTCAAGGTTACAAGGAATTCCAGGTGTAGTCCTCTCACTTATGTGAGAGGCTAAGACTGGTAGAAGATAAGGTTGCTTACGAGCTTTTGCGACCAGATTTCCTGAGATGGGAGAGATATCTCTCTTATTCCACAGGAGTCTTGAAACAAATTCTACGAAATGACCATTAGGGCTATTCATTTTACTTTTAGTAATCTGAATAGGGACACCAATTGTAGGGTAAAACTTTTCGAAAATTCGATCAGGATCACTTACTACAAGATCATCTCCAACTTTCATATAAGGTAATACCTTTTTATAATGTTGCAACATCACATATTCGATCACTAAGTGATCAGTTATGGATGCTACTGAGAATGATCCCTTGGTACCCATACCCTGACCTTTACCGTATTTTACAGTAACGTCAGAGTTTCCCAAATTCCACTTACAATCGACCGCTAACTTACGCCATGCGTAAGCTAGTTGTTTACCAAATAAAGTTCTTAGAACGATATATTGTAAACTAGACGGAAGGTTATCTGTCCATGCTTTCGCATCGAGAGAAACCCAAGTCTCATCACACTTGTCTTTAACAATGTTAAATCCTTTAGTGTGAGAGTCGAATGCTGTACTTTCTCTAAACTTATGTAGTA